CGACGCCGCTTCTCAGATCCTCACCAACTCGAACGGCAACCTCCCGAATGTCCTCATGGTCGGTGTCGATCAGTTCAAGAACCTCGGACAGCTCACCGACGACGCAGGTCGCCCGCTGTTCCCACAGGTCGGACCGATGAACGCATTCGGCTCGATGAACGCGGCAAGCGTTGATGCTTCGGCATTCGGCCTCCGTCTCGTAGTCGATCGCAACCTCACCGCCGCTCAGGCCTACGTCGGCAACTCGGACGGCTTCGAGGTGTTCGAGCAGATGAAGGGCGCGATCAGCCTCGATCAGCCTTCGACCCTGAGCCGCACGATCGCCTTCCGCGGCTATCTCGCGACGCTCATGATCGACAACACCAAGTTCGTCAAGATCGACTAACTACTCGAAGAGGAGCTAACTATGGCGACCTACAGAGTCGTCCAGAAGTACCTCGTCGATAACTACGCCGTCCTCGTGCTCGCTACCCCCAGCGAGCTCGAGGTCGGCTCGTCGATAACGGTCGCTTCGGTGGATGCGACCTTCAATGGAAGCTGGACAGTCCGAGCTCTCCCGACCCAGCTCTTCATAGGCGTCGATCAAGAAGGCGACCTCCTCTTCGACGAGAACATCATCCTCCCCTATCAGGTCCTCTACGCGAAGACCGCCGACGACGTCGAGCGCGTCGCCGCTACCGGAACCGTCACCTATTCGCCGACTTGTTCGTGGATTACCGCCACCGACATTGAAGACTGGCTGGGCATCGGCACAGCTACCGCCGGCGACGCCGCCTTCCTCACGATATGCGCGTCAGCTTCGTCACAGTTCGCATGGAGACGACGTCAAGAGGCCGGATATGTCGATTCACTCACGACCGTCCCGTCGCAGGACGTCAAGCTCGGGACGATCATGTATGGCGGAGCTCTCTACCGTCAGCGCGGCTCCTTGGATTCGCTCGCGAGCTTCGGAGACATGGGCGTCGCCCCAGTCCAAGGCCTCTCACCGCTCATCAAACAGCTCCTCGGGATCGACCGTCCGGCGGTCGCCTAAGTCATGCCTAGCCCGGCGGTCTATACCGACTTCTTGAACGCGTCGCTCGACAACTTGACGACCAAGCTCGGCACGATCTCCGGGCTCTCCGTCGTGAACGACGTCCGGAACGCCAACCCGCCATGCGTCCTCATCAACCCGCCGACGATCGACACCTTCTCCCGAAACGTCTTCAAGCTCACCTACACACTTCAAGTCCTCGGCCTCGGACCCGGCAACCTTGACGGCGAACGAAACCTTCTTTCGAACGTGGCGAAGATCCTGAACGCTGGGATCGGCGTCACTACAGCTCGACCGACACAAGTCGCGATCGGAGCTGGAACCTTCATCGCTTACGAGCTCCAAATCCCCGTCGAGAGTAACTAAGCGTGGCAAGATAGACCAAGAACAAGGAGCTCATCATGGCAACATCTACCTATCTCTCGAATCCCAAGGTCCAAGTCGGAGCCGCTATCGGCTCGATCACCGATATCACCGACCAAGTCTCCTCAGCGACCCTGACGGTGACGGTGGAAGCCCTCGAGGACACGGCCTTCGGATCGACGTCACGCACCATGACGGCGGGCCTCTACTCGAACGAGCTCACGATCACAGCGTTCATGAGCTACGCCGCAAGCGAGCTCTACGCCGTACTCGCCCCGCTCGTCGGGACTAAGTGTGTCGTCAAAGTGAATCCGACCGCCGCCGCCGACGGCGCGACAAACCCCGGATTCATCCTCACGGACACGTTCCTCGAGTCTTTGCCGGTGATCAACGCGAACCTCGGAGAGCTCAGCTCTGTCGATATCACCTTCACCGGCGGAGTGTATTCAGTAGACACGACCGCTTAGTCTTCATCGACTCGGCCCGACCAAGGAGCAACAAATGAAGATCGCGATCAACTTGAAGCGAGCTGAAGACGCTCAGATCGAGACCTACTACACGAACCTCTTCGTTATCTGTGAGTGGGAGAAACTCGAGGGGCGTCGAGTGACCGATGGGCGTGGCGTGGGAGCTTCTGAGCTTGCTTGCTGGCTGTGGATCATCTTGAAGCTCAAGGGCGAGGACGTCGGCTCCAGCTGGCGCGAATGGCTCCAAGCTCACCCAGACTATCAGATCGTCGAGGGCGCGGATCTCACAGATCCAAACCCTACGGGCGCGGCAGTCTCCGCCGCCAGCTAGCCGAGCTCCTTGTCGCGACCGGCTGGTCGCCGACCTACTACGCGGAGAGCTTCGACACTCGTGACCTCATTACGGTCGTTAGTGTTATGAAGAAGCAAAACAAAAGGAGCTCGAGATGAGTGAAGACAAACCGATATCGGTAGTCGGACTGAAACAAGCTCTCAAAGAGCTCAACTCATTCGACAAAGTTGCTCGACGCCAAGTGACTAAGGACTTCAAGCGCATCACTCAGCCGGTCGTCGAGACCGCCAAGGGACGAATCCCATTCGGGCCACCGCTATCGGGAATGTCGAGAAACTGGGCCTACAGGGGTCGAGCTCTTCTGCCTTGGAATCCGACCGGCGATATCAAGCAGGTCGTAAATACTAAAGCCGTCAAAGAGTTCCGAGGAACGAAAGTGAATCTCGGCGTCTTCACCGTCAAATGGCAAGACGGAGTCGCGGGTTTGTATGACTTCGCAAGCAATGGTCGTCTCGGTGGAGCTCTTACAGCCAAGTTTGGACCACCGTCAAGAGTAATGTGGTACGCGATGGATCAGCAAGAAGGACGCGTCGAGCAGGAAATGTTAGCTGTTATCGAGGACGTCATGACGCAAGTCAATAGGCGTCTGATTACAGGCGAGGATTAGTAATGGCTGTAATCGTCCCCATCATCAGCGAGTTCGACTCGAAGGGTATCGACAAGGCCGTCAAAGAGTTCCAGTCGCTCGAAGGCGTCGGGGCTAAGTCAGCGTTCGCGCTCAAGAAAGCCGCGCTTCCAGCCGCCGCCGCTGTAGCTGGCCTCGGAGCCGCGCTCTTCGACGCCACCAAGGGCGCAATGGAGGACGCCGCCGCACAGGATCAGCTCGCGCTAGCTCTTCGGAACTCGACCGGGGCAACCGACGAGCAGATCGCCGGGACCGAGAAGTTCATCTCCCAGCTCTCACTCGCGTCCGGTATCGCCGACGACAAGCTTCGTCCAGCTATGGCGAACCTTGCTCGAGGAACGAAAGACGTCGCCGCCGCACAGGATCTCATGGGTCTCGCGCTCGACATATCAGTCGGCTCCGGGCAAGATCTCACAGCAGTCACGGAAGCTCTCGCAAAAGCTCAGCAGGGCAACTTCAAGGGCCTCCGCCAGCTCACTCCGGAGATGAGCAACCTCATCAAAGAAGGCGCATCGCTCAACGACGTCATGAGCGTCCTCGGTGGCACGTTCGGGGGAGCCGCCGCGACACAAGCCGCCACAGCTCAGGGACAGTTCCAACGCTTCGGGATCGCCGTCTCAGAAGCGAAGGAATCCATCGGCGCGGCCTTGATCCCGGTCATCGAAAAGTTCCTCCCCTATCTGACCGAGCTTGGAGGATGGTTACAGGAAAACACGACGCTCTTCCTCGTGATCGCTGGAGCTGTAGGTGGCCTCGCTGGGACGATCCTCGCGCTGAACGCCGCTATGAAAGTCTGGAGCGCGATCCAGACCATCGTGAACGGTCTCACCGCCGTCTGGAACTTCCTCCTCAACGCGAACCCGATCGGGCTTGTCGTGATCGCGATCGCCGCGCTGATCGCAGTCATGATCGTCCTCGAAAAAAAGTTTGGCCTCGTAACGAAGGCTTGGGAGTTCCTCGTCGAAGCGTTCAAGGCCTCCAAGGACACCGTCGTCGCGATCTTCGAGGGCATCGCTGACGCCATTGTCGGCGCGTTCAAGTTCGCGTTCAACTCGATCGCGAAGATCTGGAACTCGACAGTCGGCAAGCTCTCATTCTCGATCCCCAGCTGGGTCCCGGTGATCGGTGGAAAGGGCTTCTCCGTTCCGGAGATCCCAATGCTCGCCAACGGTGGCATCGTGACCGGACCGACGCTCGCGATGATCGGCGAACGCGGACCAGAGGCCGTCGTTCCTCTCAACCGCGCCGGAATGGGCTCGACGTACAACGTGACCGTGAATGGCGGGATCTCGAATAGTGCCGATATCGGTCGAGCTGTAGTCGATGCGATCAAGAGCTTCAACCGTCAGAACGGTCCCGCACTCATTCAGGTCGCCTGATGCCCGGTACAGCTGTCGTCCAGTCCGGGAACTATCTCCTCGAGATCGACGCCGGCTTCCAGATCGACGCATTCGTCCTCAATGACCCCACTAGCGGAGTTCTCAATAATACGACTTATGTCCTCGACGGGACGACCTCGTTCGCCGACGTCACAGCTGGGACGCTCCACATCGACGTCGTCAGAGGCCGCAAGGATACCGGGGATCAGTTCGCCGCCGGGACGATGAACTTCACGCTCAACGACACACTCGCCGACGGCGTCTTCAACCCATTCGACACAAGCTCCCCCTATTACGACGCGAATCAAGACGTTCCCGGTCTGGCCCCTATGCGACAAGTCAGACTTCGCCGCTACAACTCGCTCGGAGTAGCCGAGTATCTCTTCAAGGGCTACGTCGTGAACTACAACTACTCGTTCCAGCTTGGCGGCCTCGACACCGTCTCGGTGAACTGTGCCGAAGAGTTCTATATACTCGCCCAGACCGCGATGAACGCCTACAACCCGAACCCGCAGCTCTCCGGAGGTCGAATCTCAAGCGTCCTCGATCTCCCTGAAGTGGACTATCCGACCGGGGTCGGAGCTCGCAATATCGCGACCGGGACCGTGAACCTCGGACACGATTCAAGCTACAACGTGGACGCCGGAACAAATACTCTCGCCTACATCACTCAGATCAACGAGACGGCCGAGTTCGGGCGCGTCTTCATGAGTCGAGCCGGCGTCTTCACATTCCAGAACCGAATCGGAAACACGCTTTCCGGATCGGTCGCCGACTTTCACGACAACGCGACAGGCGTCAAGTACGACCAAGTGGGGATCAGCTTCCAAGCCGACAACGTCACGAACCGCGTCGTCGTCACGGGTCTCAACGGGACTTCGAGCACCGCGAGCGACACAGCTTCGATCGCGACCTACTTCATTCAGAACAACTCGATCACCAACAGCCTTCTCCACGACGCCACAGAGATCTCCACAGCCGCCAGCTATCTCCTGAACCCCGATCCGGAGGCCCGGTACACCGACGTCTCGACGACCTTTGCCATGCTCACCACAGCTCAACGAGACACGGTCGCGACGATCGACATAGGAGACACGATCACCATCGAGAAGAGCTTCCCGTCCGGTGGCGGAACGTCCAGCCTCGCTCAAGAGCTCTCGGTCGAAGGCATTGAGCACCATATCGACTTTGCGACCGGGCATCGAGTCCACTATTGGACTGCGCCCACAACGATCGTCTTCGAGCTGATCTTGAACGACGCCACCTATGGCACACTCGACGCGCTGAACGTCCTAGGATAAGCGCATGGCTAAACAGACCTTTACATCGGGGCAGGTGCTCACCGCCGCCCAAATGAACTCGCTCCAGTCGAACGATTACAACTGGACCACCTCGGCCAAGGTCGCCTCGTACACCCTCGCGGCCGCCGACGCCGGGACGACGATCACGATGACGAACGCATCGGCGACCACGATCACCGTCAATACTTCGCTCTTCACCGCTGGAGACACGGTCCGTATCATCAACCTCGGCGCTGGGACCTGTACGATCACCGCCGGAACAGCGACCGTCAGCTCCGCCGGATCGCTGGCACTTGTCCAAAATCAGGCAGGGACACTCTGGTTCTCGAGCGCATCAGCCGCGATCTTCATTCCGGACGCTAAAACAGTCTCAAGTGGCCTCAACCTCATCACAAGTCAAACCGTCGGAAACGCCGTATCGACCGTCACAGTCTCAAACTGCTTCAGCGCAACATACACCGCCTACAAGATTCTTTACGACGGCGGCACAGCCTCCGCACAATGCGAACTCCTCGGACAACTTTCAGGAATCACTACCGGCTACTACGTCGGAATCCCGATCGTAGACGTCGCGACAAACGGAACGGGCTCCTACAATGTAAACAACGGTTCGACTTTCTGGGTGGGTTTCGGATCAACGAATAGCACCATCGCCAATATCGACATCCACAACCCGTTCGCAACTCAATACAAATACGGCTCGATAAACGTCTATCTGAAGCAAGGAACCAACAACGCAGGAAACGGCTACATATCGTGCGTCAATAACGGAAGCGCGACCGGATTCGTCCTTTCTCCGTCAACCGGCACGATTACAGGCGGAACGATTCGCGTCTACGGATACCTCAACAGCTAGGAACGACATGACTAAGCCACTTATCCAAATCGACGGCGATCTACGTGAAGCAACTGACGAAGAGATCGCAAACCTTGAACTTATGAGAAGCGACTCGAAGAAGGCGATCGACGACTTCGACAAACGACAGAAAGTTCGTGCTGAAGTAATCGCTAAACTTGGACTTACAGCCGACGAAGCCGCCGCACTCATCGGATGAGCCGATGGATTCTCCGCTTGTGGTGGCTCTTATCGGTGGGGGCTTCTCTGTGGTCGTTGCGCTCATTCATAAACTCGGCAAAGAGAACCGGGAAGATCACGGGACCGTCCATCGAGCTCTAGG